TTAAATTCGATAGGTCACCATCACATCGTAAATACACAACATACGGAAAAAATTTAATAGGTACAACACATGGAGATGGGGCTAAACAAAATGACCTTCCATTATTGATGTGCCACGAAGCCAGCCAACATTGGCACGATTGTAAGCATAGATACTGGTTCACTCACCACGTTCACCACAAAACAAGCAAAGATGTAATGTCCGTACAAATTGAGTCGCTACGTTCGCCGTCACCAGCAGACTCATGGCATCACAAAAGTGGTTATCAACATTCACCACTAGCAATAGAAGGCTTTATATTCCATAAAACACATGGACAGGTCGCAAGATTAACAACTTTATTTTAAGATCATGGCAAAAGTAACACTAGAATTTGACTCAATAGAAGATAGCGACGACATCAAGTACGCGCTATACGGATGGAAGTACGCGTTTGTAATTGATGAGTTGGACCAATACTATCGAGGTCTATATAAATACTCCGAAATAGGTTCTGAAATAGAAATGGCTGAACTTGTTCGTGCTAAAATTAGAGAGATAATGCACGACAATGGATTATTAATGGAATGATTAGTGTATCATTTAGTGTAACATTTAGTGTGATGTTACACCATGCAACACCTATTTTAAAAAAATAAAAATAAAAATTTCAAAAAAAAATCGTCTAGGTGTAACATGTTACACTAAAAACGCTACAAGCCTCGCCAATCCTAGAAAGTTAGTGTAACATTAGTGATGCATTTGGTGTAACATTGCAACACAAAATGTTACACTAGTAAAATTACGTACTAAGTAAAAAAAATAAAAAAATATATAAAATATTTGTATATTAATAAATAATATATATATATTTGCACTAGTTCGATCCTACATTATAGAACTAAAGGTATTATAAAGCCTCTATTACAAATAACAAGGTAGGATCTGTTAGGAGTGATGGGGCTTTTTTATTTAAACAAATTATTATGAAAAAAATTATTTTAGTAGCATTAACAATTGGATTGTTTAGCTGTCAGAAAGAACCATCATCTTGTGGATTAATTGTAGATGATAATGTAAAAGATCATTCTATAGTTATTAGAAACTCAAACACAGGTAATTTAAAGAAATTTTATCTATACCCTGGTGATTGGATTAATGCACATCCTGGAAATGATTATTGTATGTTTAATGAGCAAGAATGGTAGAAGAGTGGAAGCATTTAGAAGAACATTACTACATTAGTAACTTTGGTAATGTTATGAATAAAAACACTAATCGTATCTTAAAGCCAATCAAATGTAATAAGTATAAAACAAAAGTAACTTTGACACTAGAGAATAATAGTAGAAAAAAAGATGTATTTTTAGCAAGTGAAGTAGCTAGGAAGTTTATAAGTGAATCATTTAAGAAAGTAACTAGATTGGATAAAGACGTATTTAATAATAGAGTAGACAATATAAAAATAATATAATGGAAGAAAATAAAGCATTAAGATTTTTAGATTTCTTTTCAGTCATAACGATTGGAGATAATAAGATACCTAACACAACATGGAAAGAGCAACAGTCTGTTAAACTTTCTTATGATTCATTTGTTAAAAACTTTAGAAATCCATCTACAACAGGGATTGGAATAGTTACAGGATTTGAATTCTTAGAGGTAATTGATGTAGATACTAAAGTATTTTCAACCCAACAGGAGAAGGATGACTTCTGGAATGAATATTACCAATCTTTAAAAGATAATATCTTAGACTTTGAAGATAAGTTCTCAGTGTATCAAACTAAGTCTGGAGGATATCATATCTTATACAAGTCTAAACGTGTACAGGGAAATATTAAGATAGCATCTTTACAAGGTCATAAAGAAGCTGTAATAGAGTCTAGAGGGATTGGTGGATATGTATTTGTATATCCAGATAAAAAGTACGCTAAAAGGTCTTATTTTGAGATAGATTTTATTTCAGATAACGATAGAGAAATGCTATGGCAAATATCTAAATCTTATAATTCACAACAAGAAGGAATTACATTGCCTAAAAAGGAACGTAAAGAGTACGATGAGAATGACATTACACCTTGGGATGAGTTCAATGAGAAGACAGATATTTGGGATGTGATTAGTGATGAATTTACTATTCCGGCAAGAGGAGTTAAGAGTAAACATATATTAATCAAAAGACATGGTGCAACTTCTGCACATAGTGGATATATATTTAAAGATTCAAATTGCTTTTATTTATTCTCAACAGGGACAATATACCCAAATGAGAAGCTAATATCTCCATTCGTAGCATATTCATATAAATATCATAACGGAGATTTTAAAGAAGCTACTAAGGACTTATATGATCAAGGTTTTGGTAGTAGATTAAAGGTAAAGATTGAAGAGTTAAAGAAAGACTTTCCAAAAGAATTAGTAGTAATTGAGAAGGTAGATTTCCCTGTTGAAATATTTCCTATGGATATTCAGATTTACATACGTGAATGTGCTACTAAGCTAGATTCTAATGTAGATTTTATGGGTGTATCATTACTATGGCTAATTTCTACTTGTGTAGGTAATTCATTTGAAATAGAAGTTAAAAGAGGTTGGACAGAAAATGGGGTAGTTTGGATATCTGTAATTGGTAAAGCTGGTTTAGGTAAAACTCCATCTATTAACAATATAATATTCCCTTTAATGAAAATGAACTCTAAAGAAATTAAGAGATTCATCCAAGAAAGTGAGAAGTATGAACATTACCAATCATTAACTAAGAAAGAGAAAGAAGAATATCCTGAAGTATCTAAACCAAAGAAGACGCAATTCATAGCAAATGACATTACATTAGAAGCATTGGTTGAACTACATCAAGAAAGTGATAATGCTGTAGGTGTATTTAAAGATGAGTTAGCTGGATGGTTAAAAGACATGAATAAATATCGTGCTGGTTCTGACCTTGAATTCTGGTTGAGCTGCTGGAGTGGTAAATCTGTATCTATGAATAGAAAGACCGCAAAGAGTTCGTTTGTAGAGAAACCTTTCATATCTGTTCTAGGTGGTATTCAACCAAGTATATTTAATGCATTCTCAACTGAAGAGAATAAAGATAATGGATTCATGGATAGGATGCTTTTATCATTTCCAGATGCAAGCGTAGACGAGTATAATGATAATGAACTTGAATATAATACAATCCAATGGTATCAAGATAATATGATTAGATTCTTTGAAACATTTAAAAGACATATTAATCGTAGCGACGATGGAGAAATAGTTCCTAACATTTGCAAGTTTACACCTGAAGCGAAAGAAGAATGGAAGAGAATTTTCAATAGAATTACTTCAGAGCAAAATAACGATAATGAGAATGAGTATTTAAAGTCCATGTACCCGAAGCAAAAGTCTTACATTCCTAGATTTGCTTTGCTTATTAACTGCTTAGATTCTTATTATAACGAATCTGTAAATGTATTTGAAGTATCTAAAGATTCAATACTTAAAGCTGAAAAATTAAGCAACTATTTTATTTCAAATGCTAAGAAAGTTAAATTCGAAAGTAATGAAGTGCAAGAAATTAAAAGTATTACTAAGAAAGGTGAAACTACTCTAGATAAAATTGAAGCTATTTATAAAGCGGATAGTAATTTCAATAGAACAAAAGTAGCTGAAATGTTAGGAGTAACTAGAAACCATGTACAAAGAATAATTAAACAATTAGAAGAAAAACAATGATTAGTTTTACACAACAAAAGAAACTAGCTAAACAAATAAAGGATAGCTTAGAATTAAATGAAATATTAAGTGAAGGTGATAATTTCACCTTCTTACTTAATTTCTTTAAAGAACATCCAAACTATGATGAGAAGTTTGAAAATGGCTGTGTTGGTTTTATTAAACGAGAAGTTATTGAATGGGGTAAGTCTAATAGTTGTTTACACATTATTGATGAAGATTTACGAGAAAAAACTATTTCAGTTAATTACACTAAAACTATTAATAAAGCATCTGAAGTAACAAAAGCATTCAGAGATGCTATACATCCAACAATAAAATCATTTAAAAATAAGTTTATTCCTGGTGAAACCAAATGCGAAATATCAAATAAAATACTTTATGACTTTTATAATGTAGATGTAGACCATCACAATTTAGATTTTGTTGAAATAGTTTTTAAATTCATGAAGAATAGATCTTTTGAAGAGCTTTATAATTTTGTAGTTTATGATAAAACAATTACTAAATTTGCAAACGAAAAAATAAAAGAAGATTTTATTAATTTTCATAATGATAATACTACATTAAGATTTGTAGATAGAGCAGAACATAAAAAGAAAATAAGATTAAGATATGAACGTAGTTAGCCTATTTAACGGAATGAACACAGGAAGACAAGCCCTAGAAAATGTCGGAATAAAAGTAAATAAATACTATTCAAGCGAGATAAAGCCTTATGCTATAGAATTGACACAGCATCACTTCCCTGACACTATACAAGTAGGTGATGTAACTAAATGGAAGGAATGGGATGTTGATTGGAAGAGCATTGATTTGATATTAAGTGGATCACCCTGCCAAGATTTAAGTGCGGCTGGTAAACGCGCAGGAATAAATGGAAAAAAATCTTCTTTATTTTTTGTTTTTGTAGACATATTAAACCACATTAAACAACTTAATCCAAATGTATTATTCCTTCAAGAAAATGTAGGTAGTGCAAGTAAATTAGATGTAGGCATTATGAGTAGAGAATTAGGTGTTTACCCTGTTAGAATCAATTCAAAATTAGTAACGGCCCAACTACGCGATAGATACTATTGGAGCAATATACGGACTAAAGAAACTATGTTCGATCTAGTAACTGACATACCACAGCCAAAAGATCAAGGTATAATATTACAAGACATATTAATAGATAGCACTGCATTGTCAAAAAAACATTGTTGTCTCACAGAAAGGTATAGTGATGCCTATACATTTAACAATTTTGATTCTGATAAAGCACAAGTTTATATGTTTAAGAGGTTTAAATTAAAAGGCTTAATTACTCTGGTTCAAAAAGAATGTGGGAAATATAGAATAGTTAACCAGGTAGAAATGGAAAGATTGCAAGGATTTCCGGATGGATATACAAGTATTTTGACACAAAAAAAAGCAGGTAGTTTACTTGGTGACGGATGGACATTACCTATAATTGAACATATTTTCTCATTTATAAATAAATAGCATGAAGACTTTAAGAGATTATCAACTAGACTTATCACAAAAAGCTGTTGAAATACTACTAGATAAGAAGATAGTGTACTTAGCGATGGAGGTGCGTTTGGGTAAGACATTAACAGCATTAAATACGTGTGAATTATTTGGCGCAAAGTCAGTCTTATTTGTAACTAAAAAGAAAGCAATGAGTTCTATTGAGTCAGATTATGCAAGTATGCCGTTTTCTTTTGATTTAGCAGTTATTAATACCGAATCAATCCATAAGGCAGTAGGACAATTTGATGTTATTATAAGCGACGAAAACCATAAATACGGATCATTTCCAAAGCCAAGTAAAGGAGCAAAAGAATTTAAACAACGATACTCACACTTACCTTTAATATTCTTAAGCGGAACACCGCATCCTGAGTCGTATTCACAGATATACCATCAATTTTGGATTAGTAAGCATACACCATTTCATCAATACCCATCTTTTTATAAATGGGCATCTACATTTGTAAACGTAACTACAAAGCATTTAGGATACGGAATGATTAAAGACTATAAAGACGCTAAGAAAGAACTAATAGAAGCAGTAATTACACCATATATGATAACGTACACACAAAAAGAGGCTGGATTCAGTTCTACAATCAACGAGAAAATAATATATGTTGACATGAAAGAATCAACTTACGCATTAATTAAACGACTAGAGAAAGATCTAATAGTACAAGGTAAGAAAGAAGTAATACTTGGTGATACATCGGTTAAATTAATGTCTAAACTACATCAGTTATATTCAGGTACAATTAAGTTTGAAAGTGGCAATACTGCTGTACTAGATTATTCCAAAGCTATCCGTATATTTACAATGTTTAAGAGTAGACAAATTGCAATATTCTATAAGTTTAAAGCTGAATTAGATGCACTTCAATTCATATTTGGAGATACACTAACAACGGACTTAAACGAATTCAACACAACAACCAAATCAATTGCGTATCAAATCGTATCAGGTCGCGAGGGTGTTAATTTAAGCCGTGCATCTTCATTGGTGTATTATAATATAGACTTTAGTGCCGTATCATATTGGCAAAGTCGCGACAGATTAACTACAATGGATCGACTAGAAAATAATGTATATTGGTTCTTTGCAAAGAACGGTATAGAAGACAAGATCTATAAGGCTGTAATGAACAAGAAGAACTATACCCTAAACGTATTTAAAAATGACTTCAGAAAGTAAAATACAATCAAGTTGCATAAACCACGCAAAAAAGAATGGGTGGTTTGTGCTTAAAGTTATTCGATGTAATGTGAATGGATATCCAGACGCAACCTTCTTTAAGGACGGAAAAACATTTTTTGTTGAATTTAAAACAGCTATTGGAAAGCAGTCAAAATTACAGGAATACGTTGAAAGTGAATTAATTAAGCAAGGTTTTAAATACTTTATTATCCGAGACCTAAAAGAATTTCAAAAAATAATTACAGAAATGTGATTTTATTATAATAAATGTATTATATTTGTCCTATACAAACAAACAAAAAGAAATTATGAAAGCAATTATTACAGATGCAGAAATGGTAAGAAGAAGTGGTTACGGATCTTACAAGATTAACTTTGAAATCTTAATCGATGGTGATTATTACAAGAAGTCATTCAACACAAATGACTCTCAATTATGGGATGAAGATGGAAAGACAACTGAAAGATTAGTAAATGCAGTTGGTGGTTTAGAAGCAATTTTAGAAACAATTTAATATTTGAATTATGAGTGGATGTTATGGAAATGATTCCTTTGATAGATACTGGGAATCGCAATTAGACAAGTACCTTGATGAGTACGACGACGACGATAGAGACGATGAAGACGATGAAGATTATGATTACGAACGATTAAACGATAAATAAGATGAATGAATTAGTACATTACTTAACGGAGGTGAAAGCCTCCATAGTAAACTTCCAAGAAACATATGGAGACAATGACTTCTCTAATGGGCAAGTTTTTATGATTGATAGAGTTTTAAATAAAATAAAAGAAGATGAAGATAGTAGCAAACTTAACGGATAAGCACGAGACTAACCTAAAGCAAATAAAAAGACTAGGGTACATCTTAGGAGAGGAAGTAAACACGAAACCTCAACAAGTATCACTAGCAATGGACATGTTACAATACTTAATGTGGGAATTCAGTGAGCCAGATTTAATAGAAATAATACTTAAAAACAAAGACAATGAAAGAGCATAATATAGATTGCATGAAACACAGAAAGCATACGCATTTAGCTGGTGTTGACATTGCAATAATCACAGCAGAAAAAGGTAAGTGCGTACTTACAATCAAAGATGCATACTACTCTAAAGGTGTAGATGTATCAGGGAATAGAACGGATGGATACTTTCTAGAGTTCGAAGAAGATGTAATGGACATGGTGGTTAATTCTTCCAATAGAAAACAGATAAGTCAGAACTTGGTGCTAGAAAAAGGATTATCTTTGACAGATAGTCGTAACATCGGTAACTGGATTGGTTACAAGATCGAGCTATACCATGACGAGACAATAAGAATGATGGGTAAGGTAGTTGGAGGTATCAGAGTTAAAGGATTCAAAGTACTTCCTGATTTGCAACCTAACACACCGAACTTCGATGCGGTTAAGAAAGCATTACAAGGTGGTAATTACACAATAGAACAAGTTAAAACAAAGTATAACGTGACTGATGCAGTTGCTAAATTATTAGAAAATGGAAAATAAGATATACAGACATAGAGCATCCGCAGCTGGATTGCTTTTAACAAATGGAAAGGACGAATTAAAGTTAGGCGCGTCAATGACTACCCACTTAAAAAAGTGGTATGCAGAACAAAAGTCAGGTGTTCGTGAAGAAATTAGATCCAAGTATTTCGACAAAGGAAATATGTGTGAAGCAGATGCTATTGATATTACAGCGGAAAGATTAGGATTAGGCATACTAGAAAAGAATCAAGTTCACTTTAACGACGAGCATTTTCAAGGTACACCAGACGTTTACACGGATGAGTTAGTTATCGATACCAAATGTAGCTGGGACTACACCACGTTTTTAGATGCTGTAACAAGTCCAATCAATAAAGACTACGAAGCACAATTGCAAGTATATATGCATTTGTTAGGATTGAAGAAAGCGAAGTTAGTTTATGTAATGTTAGACACACCAGCCGAGGCAAATTATGGTGAAGATATTTTTTATTCACACCTTCCGATTGATCAACGATTCTTTGCTTTTGATTTGGAATATGATAAAGAAATGATTGAAGCAATGCAAGAGAAGGTAATTAATGCAAGAACTTTTTTAAACGATTACGATGCAAGAATCAAAAATATACTTAGATAAAAGAGATAACACCATTGTCACGTTAATATTACGTGGCAATGGATTCATCCGAGTAAAGCCAGCAAAAGGTTTAGACATCGTAATGTCAGTTGAATGTTTTAAAAAATTTTAAAAAGATATGAATAAGCAAATAAATAATACATTTCAAGTACTTTGTTTAATGCAAATTGCGCTAGAAAAGTTAGAAGATATGGACGAGGGGAATATTTTTAGAGAGAATAATTATGATACAATAGATAGCTTTATTAAGTATCTTGAATCAAATGTTGAACCATTGACAAGTGAGATCAACGTACAAGAGTCAGACCAATATGTCTACATCACTAAGAACATTCGTAAAGTAATAGACAAAATTAGAATCAAATGAAAATAATAATCGCAATGTGTGTTTGGTGTGTTCTAACGAGTTTTAAAGCTACTTATTATAGTGATGCATTCCATGGTAAAGTTATGCGTTCAGGAGCAATCTATGATATGAATAGACTGACTTGTGCATCTAACACACATAAACTAGGGACAAAGCTAAAAGTAACTAACTTAGATAACGGAAAGAGCGTGATAGTTAAGGTTACAGATACAGGATCATTTCGTAAAGTAACATTAGATTTGTCAAAGAAAGCATTTGAACGGATAGCTGAATTAGATAAAGGAGTAATTAATATTAAAATTAAAAAGATATGAAAAAGAAAGTTTTAGAATGGGCAGAACCAAAAGGATTATTGAATCCACAAATAGCACCACAACAATTCATGAAGCTGGTGGAAGAAGTTGGCGAATTAAGCAATGCAATCCTGAAGGATGATAAAGCAGAACAAATTGACGCACTAGGAGATATTCAAGTTGTGCTAATTATACTAGCAGAACAACTAGGTTTTGATTTAGATACGTGCTTACAATGTGCATACGATGAGATTAAGAATAGAAAAGGTAAAACAATTAACGGATCATTTATAAAGGAATAAGTTATGACAAAAAAAGAAGAACTTAAGTACAATTTGAAAATGGAACAACTATTAGTAAGTCAATTGTTTGAAAAGATCCGAGAGTTAAAACACGAGAATGCCGTAATGAGAGACGATTTATTCCAGCTTAGTAAAGACTACTTTACGCCAAAAGATGCTATAGTTGCAAAGGTTATCGAAGCTTATAAAACAAGGTCAGAAGTTGGGATAGCGAAGTACGGAACAACACTAGAAGATAACAACACCGATGGCTTCTTACAGCATCTCCAGGAAGAACTTATGGATGCTACTTTGTACATTGAAAAATTAAAAGATATTGCATTGCAGTTAAACAAATAATACTTATATTAGTAAAAAATTAAAAAGGATGGGTAAATTTAAAGGAGTGATTACACACATTGGAGAGGTAATCGAATTAGGGAACTACAAAAAGCTGTATGTTCATGTAGTAGAAAACGAAGGAGAATATCCTCAATCATGCAACTTTGAAGTATTTGGAGAAGTAAAAGTAGATAACGTTCTAAAATACAATCGAGTAGGAGATGTTGTAGAAGTAGACTACAATCTGAAAGCTCAAGAATCAAAACGAGAAGCTGGTGTATATTTCAATACGATTCAATCGTGGAAGATTACAAAGCATGATTAAGCAAATAGAAATAATAGCACAAAAACATAAGGACTGGGTGAATATCGCTCGGTCCTTTGGTGCTAAAACAGAGGCAGAAGATATCGTGCAGGAAATGTATCTACGACTTGATAAATATATCAAGCCTGATCAAAAAATAACGACATCATTTGTATGGATTACTTTGCGTAACATTTACTTTGACTTCCTAAAGAAAGAACCAATTACGTTTGAGCTAGATAAGAGCGTTTCTGAGGCTATTTGCGAGACAGAAAGTATAATTGCATACGGGGAGTTAAATAAACGCGTTAAGGACGAACTTAATAATGTAGATTGGTTTGACAAGATGCTATTCGAACTATACGTCACAAGTGGTAAGTCGATGCGTCAACTATCAAAAGAGACAGGGATATCACTTTCTTGTATATTCTACACAACGAATAGAACAAAAACGCACTTAAGTAGTTTACTTAGTGAAGACTATGAAGATTACTTAAACGAAGATTACGAATGGCTAAAAGAAAAGCAACAGGACTAGGAGATACAATAGAGAATGTTCTCCAAGCAACAGGAATAGATAAGGTAGCAAAGTTTATATTAGGAGAGGATTGCAAATGCGATGAACGTAAAGCAAAACTTAACGAGCTTTGGTTTTATAGAAAGAAACCACTTTGCCTAAATGAAGACGAGTATCTTTGGCTTAGTGAAGGTGGATTAAAGAAAGCAGAGACATCCTTAGTAGATTCTATGTTGATGCAGAGAACACATAACAGGGTGTTTCAAACAGGGAGGCAAGAATATACTTCATGTGCATCTTGTTTGAGAGATCAATATCAAGACTTAAAGAAAATTTATGACGCATACTAACAATGATATAATACAAGTAATATATTCAGGCAGATTCTTTTTTGTAGTTTGCCTGAATTGAATAAACAATACTAAAATCAATGGCAGGTACAGGAGGTGCAAGACCAGGAGCAGGAAGAAAGTCAGTAGCAGATGAACAAAAATCAAACGCTATCTTCCTAGCTGCAATCAAACAATTAAAGTTAGTCGATACTGATGATGATGCTAGAATAGAATTGGCTAAGGAGTTAATGACATTCGATAGAGGTAAGATATTTATTTCAGAACATATATTTGGTAAACCTAAGGAAACAATCGATAATAATATTTCATTAAATGAATTCGATATCAGAACCGCGTTTGGGGTTGTCAGAAAAGTACAATGATTTATTCTCTGAAAGTAGATACTTTGTAATTACGGGGGGGAGGGGATCAGGTAAATCGTATAGTATAAATAGTTTTTTATTAGCACTTACATATGAACCTGGACACACGATTTTATTCACTCGTTATACTCTTACTTCTGCTCATATATCAATTATCCCTGAGTTCATAGAGAAGATAGAAATACTAGATAGATTTCAAGACTTCCATATAACAAAGGATGAGATTATAAATTTAACAACAGGAAGTAAGATATTATTCAAGGGTATTAAAACAAGTTCAGGACAACAAACTGCAAACCTTAAATCATTGGCTGGTGTAACTTGTTTTGTACTAGATGAAGCAGAAGAACTAACTGACGAGGATGTATTTGATAAGATAGATTACTCGATACGATCTAAAGACAAACAGAATAGGGTAATATTAATACTTAATCCAGCTACGAAGACTCACTTCATCTATCAAAAGTTCTTTGAAGCGAAAGGAGTAGAAGCAGGTAGTAATGTAATAAAAGGAGATACAACATACATCCATACTACTTATTTAGATAACGTAGATAACTTATCGGAATCATTCTTAAATCAAATAGAAACGATAAAGGAACGTAGACCTGATAAGTATAAACACACTATATTAGGTGGATGGTTAGATAAAGCTGAAGGAGTTATCTTCACGAATTGGAGGATCGGAGAGTTCAACAAAGATAATGGAAGTGTATTCGGTCAAGATTATGGGTTTAGTAACGATCCATCGACATTAATTGAAACGTCAATTGATAAGACTAGGAAGACTATCTATGTTCGACTACACATATACCAAGCTGGATTAACTACAACCGAACTAGCGAGACTTAATAGACAATTTGCGGGGAATGATTTGATAGTAGCAGATAATGCAGAGCCTAGATTAATAGCAGAATTGAAGTCACAAGGTTTAAACATAGTACCTACGATAAAAGGAGCTGACTCGGTTAAATATGGGATAGCATTATTACAGGATTATGATTTGATTATTGACGAAAATTCCGTAGATTTGATAAAGGAATTAAATAACTATTGTTGGTTGGAAAGGAAGTCGGAAACACCGATAGATAAATTCAACCATGCGCTGGATGCTTTGAGATATGCAGTGTCATATCAATTAGCTAATCCAAACAAAGGGAAGTATTCAATTTACTAAATACAAAATATGAAAACAGAAGTTAAAGAAGTAACGTTTCAAGTACCGAACAAGAAACAAATTATTAAGAATGTAACCTTAGACTTGATTGAGAAGTTTAAAGCTGAACATGGAGAGGGTTGGAAGTTAGCAATGTACGAAGCTATCGACAACGAAATCATGAAGTTTCAAGGCAGTTTGGAGTATTGGAAAGCAATAAGAAAGAATATTAAATGAAATTAGAATTAGTAATACCAACATCGTTAAGTGAAATACCTTTGATGCACTACCAAAAATACATGGTAGTTGCGTCAAATAAGGACAACTCTGACTTGTTTATATCTCAGAAAATGATAGAGATCTTTTGTGGTATAGAATTGAAGAGCGTTGTAGATATTAAGTTGTCAGATGTAATAGACTTAGTTACTCATTTCAAAGGATTATTCGATAAGAAACTAGAGCTAAAGAAGACATTCGAAATACAAGGTGTAAAGTTTGGATTCATTAATGAGTTAGAAGATATTTCGTTTGGTGAGTATATAGATTTAGAGTCAAATATAATAGATGTACAATCATTCCATAAGGCAATGGCTGTTATGTACAGACCGATTACGAGTCAGAAAGGAGACAAGTATACCATAGAGAAATACAACGGCACAGCTAATTATGCTGACTTGATGAAGTATGCACCACTTGATGTTGTACTTCCAGCATCGGTTTTTTTTTGGAATTTAGGAAACGAGCTATTGACGGCTACCCTGCC